GAACTGGACATCGTCCAACGTGTCCACGCGGAAGGCGCTGATCAGGATGCGCTTGGCGTCCTCCCCGTTGGCCAGGTCTCCGCCCAGCTGCTTGCTGATCTGGTTGATCTGGCTGTGGAAGTGGCGGCTGTGGCGCTCCTCCCGGCACTCGGGGCGGATCTCCAGCACCAGGCGCTTGCCGTCGGCCAGCCAGCCCTTGGCGCGCCGCCACGCGCTGGTCACGGCCACGTGGGCCTGCTCGGTGTCCTTCAGTAGGACGGTGAGGTGTTCGCTCATGCAGCTTCCGTGAACATGGCGCCCTGCGCGGGCACGGCCGGCACCGGCGGTTGGAACGTGGCGCGCATCTCCTCCAGCACCTGGGCGTAGACGATGGGGTGATGGCGGTCAAAGTTGGCCCCGCTGCCGCGCACGAACTGGCCGGGCTCGGCGCCAGGGGCCAGCCAGGCCCTGCCGCCCTGCGTCCAGGCCCGGTGGTCCAGCTTCTGGGTCTTGAAGTCCTGGCGCGTGACGTAGCCGCGCAGTTCCAGCAGGGCCATGAGGCGCAGCGCCTGGACCTTCCAAGGCGTCAACTGCATCGGTGCCGGAGCACCAGCGACGACATCGGGCACGAATTCGGGCAGCTTCTCGCGCTGGCCCGGGCACCAGTACCGGCGCGACTTCCAGGAGCTGGCGCGCGCGACATCGGTCTGCAACTCGAAGTCGAAGCCGCCGCCATAGCCCACGGGGTGGATGTAGTCCAGGCCCAGGGCCGCGCACACAGCCTCGTGCTCGCTGCTGGGCTTCGGGACCAGGATGGCGCGGAAATCCGGCCCGATGTCAGACCATGCGTTCCAGGCCTGCGCGCCGCCCACCGACTGGGCCAGCAGCTTTATGTTGAACTGCATCTTGGCCTGCACGCCGACTTGGGTGCCGTCGTCAGCCACCAGCAGGATGTCCCAGCCGGCAGTCTCGGCATAGGCCGTCCAGACCGGGACCTTGTGGCCCATGTGATAGCGGCCGCTCATCTCACCGAGCCAGTCGGTGAAGGCCTTGCACAGGGCGGCCTCGTTCTCGAAATTGCTCATGGGGCTTCCTTCCAGAGAGGCAGGTGCACAGGCCAGAGGCCGCGCTGTTGGATCGTGTGGCGAGTGATGCGGCCCCACTCCTGGCCGTAGGCGCGGTGCCCTTCCCTACCGCCTTCGACCAGCCGGTACTGGTCATAGGCCACGTGGCAGCCCTCGATGCCCGGCCGGGTGCAGCACAAGGGGAAGCCGGTGCGGTCGTCGGTCTTGAGCGCGAAGCCCTTGCCCAGGTTGAGGTGGGCGTGCTGGCTGTAGCCGTGGATGCCGCAGGAGATGCACTGCAGGCTGGCCACGGCGCGGCGGTAGGCCTCGCAGGTCAGGATCCCGGCCTTGGGCTGGGCCTGGCCCGTGGCTGCGCCCATGGCCACGCTGCTGGAGCAGGCCATGCCGGCCGTGGCACGAGCGCTGGCCAGGGCGCGGGCCGCACGCTGGGCCAGGCGCTCCTCGCGGTCCTGCGCTGGCGCGGAGACGGGCCGGCGGACGAAGGGGCGGCGGGTCAGTCCGTTCATACAGACGCCCCACGCGCCAGGGGCTGGCGCACCTGCTGAGGCCTCGCGCCCAGGCGGGCGAAGGGGCTGGCGTAGTCCTTCCATGCGCGTCCGGCTCGGATGGACTTGATAAGGCTCAGACTGACGCCGTACTCGCTGGCCAAGGCCGCACTGGTCTTCGCGGACAGGCGGATGTCGCGCGCCTTTCCCTCGTCGAGCTTTGCGCCAGGGGCTGCGCGGCGAGCTTTGGCAACCTTCGCGCAGCGGTCAATGCTCGAATACGCGCCAGCCTTCGCGGCTGCTTCAGCCACCTTCTTGACGGTCGAGAGGCGGACGTGGGCCGGGTTGCAGCAGCACTTCTCGCCACAGGTCACGACCACAGGCTGGCGGGCCGCGGGAGGTGTGCCCCGGATGCCAGCCACCACGCGGCGCACAAGCAGGCATGGGCCTCCGCCGCGCTTCATGATGGGATAGCCGTTGTCGCTGGTCGCGCCTTGCCAGAGCCAGCACTCCCCGACTTCTTCGCACCGGGCTTTGATTTCGTCCAGGGTGATGGTCGTGCTCATGCCAGCGCTCCCAGCAGGTCACCCTGCTCCGGCACGGGCGCGGTGGCCACGGCCAGTGATGTGATGGTCACGACCAGCTTGCCGCCCTCTACCGGCTCGCCGCGCTGTGCGTTGATGCTGCGCACCCAGCGGTCGTCCTCGATTGCCACGCCCTTGAGCGCGTCCAGCAGCACCTTCTGGGCGTTGTCCAGGTCGATGCACTGCACGGTGTCGTCCCAGGCCATGGGGTCGCGCTTCGCCCGGCGCGCCCAGTCCTGGGGCCGGTGCGGGTGCAGGGTGTACGCGATGGCCACACGGCCAGCGATGGGGCTGCGCACGCCAGCGGCCTTGGCCAGCCAGCCCACGCGCTCCTTGAAGGCCTTGGCCTCGGTGCTCACGTAGGTCATGGCCATGCTGCTCGCGCCCTTGCGGATCACGCGGGTCTGCCAGTAGCGGTTCGCGCTGATGGGGTATGGGAGAGTGAGGGTGATCATGGGTGGGGCTTTCACTCGGTGGCGTTGGTGGTAGCGCGGACGAAGCGCAGCTTTCCGCAGGCATTGGTCTCAACCAGGCCGTGCCCGCGCAGCGAGTTGATGTGCTCCTGTGCGGCGTTGGCAGAAGCCCAGCCGAAGTGCTTGGCAACGACGCACGCCGGCGGCAGCTGGTCGTTCTCGGCGAAGAAATCGCGCATGAATGCCAGCACCTGCAGGCTGCGTTCGGACGGCGCCCTCATGCGGCACCCCGCGCCAGAGCGAAGTGGAAGACGCCGAACTTGTCCGGGCCACGGCCTTCGGGGCGGACCTTGCCGGCGCGCACTGCAGCTTCGGCCTGGCCCTGATCGACCGGGCTCTGCAGGCCGGCCTTCACGGCGTAGAACCCGAAGCCCTCGCGGTAGCGCAACACGGCGCCGTTCTTGAGCATCTGGATCAGGCCCATGGCTGCTCCTCGGCGTCCAGCTCGTCCTCGCCGGCATTGGCGCGGCTCAGGAAGTACGCCAGCGCGGCGTCGGGCGTGGCCGAGTACTGCACCAGCTCGGCCAGCAGCTGCAGGGTGGCCTGCTTGCTGCCCACGGGAAAGCGGATGGAGCAGGTGCGCTGCTGGATGAACTCGTAGACGGTGAGCACGTCCACGGGTAGATCCTTGCTCTCCAGCACGCGGATGGCAAAGCGGATGCAGTGGCCCAACTCGGTCTCCATGTGGGCGCAGTGCAGCGCGTCCATCACGGGGCCGGGTGTGGCCTGGGCCAGGAGCACGGCGCCCAGGGCGCGCAGCTCGGGAGTGTGGATGGGGATGATCATCTCGGGTGGTCCTCTCAGGGTTGTTCGGTGCGGTGGCCCAGGGCTTCGCGGGCGAAGCGCAGGCTGATCACGGGCACGGCCTTTCCGGCTTCGTGGCGGGCCATCAGGTCGCGGGCCCACTGCTTCGGGTCGCGTTGCTGCTGTGTGTCGAACGCGGCTTTAGCGCGCTCCACCACGGCCTTGACCCGCGTGGAGTCGGGCTTGGGGGCTTCCAGCGGCAGGAAGGTCGGCGCTGGCGCGCGGCGGCACAGCGTGCGGAACTCCAGGACGTTCGGGCACTTCTCAGGCAGGTTGTCCAGCGCCCAGGCGATGTCCTGCAGCTTCGATCCGAAGCCGGCCAGCTCGTGGGCCCAGACCTCGCGCACGTCATCCAACGGGGCGTTGCCCATGGCGCGGTCCCACACGGCGCCGTACGTGGCGGCCATGCGCTTGAACAGGCGATCGATGACGGCGGCGGGGATCATCGTTGCCACCCCAGCTGCTGCTGCTCGACCACGTCAACGGGCACGAGGTCGATCACACTGCCGCCTTGGCGCGGGATGCGGTCGGGGTGCGTCTCGCCAGTCATCTGCTCCCAGCGCCGCATGCCCTCCTCCCGGTCCTGCTGGGCAAAGGACTGCTGCTGCGGCCGGGCTGGCGCACGGGCCGCGCCTTCGCGGTTGGCGTACCAGCCGGCGTTGAATCCCTGCCAACCAGCGGAGCAGCAGTAGGCGATGGCGTCGTTCAGCGAAATGCCCGCGTTCTTCGCCTCGGTTGCGATGCCCTCCAGGGCGATGTCGGTGAGCGGAGCGCGCTTGGCTTTGCGTTGGACCAGGAAGGCATTCCAGACTCGTTCGTCCACGTCAGCCGGCCGGGTCGCCTCGGTGGGGGTCGTGCTGCGCTTGCGCGGCGCCTTCTCCCCGGAAGGAGACGGAGACGGAGACGGAGACGGAGACGGAGACGGAGACGGAGACGGAGACGGAGACGGAGACGGAGACGGGGCAGAGCTAGATTCAGCATCTGGCATGCCGGTAGCAGAATCGGGCAGTGCCGGGTCATTGCCACTAGCAGTGCTACGAGCAGAATCTGGCAGTCCATCAGGCTCACCATCGCCATGTTTTGGCTGCTGAGATTTGCGCTCGGCATTTGCCGGGTCTATGCGTGCTGCGTACTCGGGCATGAGCCGGGTAGCCTCAACACGACCATGCTGGCGCACGAGCGCTGCCCACTTCGCCTTCTCGGAGCGCTTCTCGCTGCCAGCGGCCCATGGGTTGTGCTCGGACCAGTCGTGGATGCGGCGCTGCCCTTCCTCGCCATCCAGAAAGCGGACTTCGGCAAGCACGCGCACGAAGGCGCCCTCTTCGCCATCCCAGTCGATGGCCAGCTCGATGTCCTCGTCGGTCATGCCGGAGAGGTCACCGTCGCTGCGGTTGTCGGCTGCCCACAGGAACAGGCAGACGAGCTTCCAGGCCGCGCCGGCATCAAGGCGCCGGATCAGCTTCTTTGTCTTGGGGTGCCCTGGCAGCCCAGCAGATATGCGTGCGTCGGTTGCCATCTCAGTCTCCAGATGGCTCCCTGGCCAGCGATGCCACAGCGAAAGGATTCACGGGCACGTTCGCCATGGTCATACTGGACTCATGCCAACGCTTCAAAGCCCAGCTGGTCAGGATCTGGCGGATCACATCGCCCCGGCTGGCGTCGCTATCGCCGCTGTCATACAGCGCATCCACATAGGCCTGGATCACGTCCACGGTGAACTTGCGCACAGACGCGCGGACCTCGGTCAGCTCCTCCTCGCGCAGTTGGCCGGCACGCGGGCGGAAGGAAACGATCTCGAAGGGGTTCTCGGGCGCCAGGCGCATGTCCATTTGGGAATGGCGCCACCGGGCATCCGCCCAAGGGTCCAGGATCTCGTTGATCACTTGGTTGACGCTGCAGCGCAGTTCGCCCATCCGCACGCGGATCTGTACCGACGAGTCGAGCATCTTGTACGTGAACACCGGCAGGTTCATGCGCAGGTTTGTGTATTCCAGGTCTGGGTTGCGGCCCCGGGCGAGTTGTGGTGGCAGGTGGTCGTAGTTCATGTCTTTGTCCTGGCTGTGGTGGTCGTGGAGGACGAGGCCCTGGACGACGAATGGGACGTCAGCCGCAGGGAGCTGGATGCATTGCTGTATGGGCTGGCGCGGCGGCGGCGGGCGTAGCGGGATGGCACTGCAGTCCCCTACGCCTGCGGCTTGCCGCCGAAGTCGCGACCTCTGGCAAACAGGCGCGCGGCCTCTTCGTGGCTCAGTCGTAGCTGGGTGCAGCCCACCTCGATGACGAGGCGGTCGTCCAGATCGGTGATGGAGATGGCGCGCGGCGCGCTGGGCTCGGTGATGGATGGGTGGCTCAGAGCCTTCTGCGCAGACACCAGTGCCTGGTGCCCCGCAATGCGGGCCTGATCGATCGCATCCAGCGAAGCCTGCTCAAGGCGCTCCTGATCCTCGGTGCGCGCTTCGACCTTGACGCCATCGGCCGTGACGAAGGACTCGCCAGGGTGCAGGGTGATCGTGCGGCTACGCATGGCCGGGCTCCTGGGCCGGGGCCGGGGCGGCATTGGCTTCCGACCCATCCCAATGCAGGAAGAACTGGGGGTGCGCCAGCTTCACTGCAGCAGGTATGCCGCGCACCCTCCAGTTGTTGATGCGCTGTACGGCGCGGGCTTCGGTCCAGCCCAACTTGCGGGCCAGTTTTGCGGGGCCGCCGTGCGCGGCAATGAGTTGGGCATCAGTCATAGCCCCGATCCTACACTCTTTGTTTACTTCTTCAAAACTTTTGGTGTAGCAACTATTTGTTTAGTTCGGGAACAATGGATCGATGAGTGAAGAGTCAACGAAGCTGCAGTCCTTACCCCGCCTGCTGGAGGCGGCAGCCGAGCGAGGTGTGCATGGCGCGGCCGCCATCGCCAAGGCGCTGAACGCGTCAGATCAATCGGTGAACAACTGGAAGTCCAGAGGGGTCCCTGCGGCCATGAGCGTCGCAGCGCAGCGTCTGTGGGGTGTATCAGCTCAGTGGATTGCTACAGGCGAAGGCGTCAAGTGGTTGGCTGCACCCGCTGCATCAACACATGAAGCTTCCGCGCCAATTGAAGCTCCTGCCGCAGACGGCGGTCCGCCCGATCTGATCATTCGCCAGTACGAAGACACAGGCGGCGGGATGAGCCACGGCTTCAACCTTGAGGACAACCCGCCAGGCCACATCCGCAGCTGGCGGGTCACGCACGACTGGCTCCGAATCAATGTCCCTATTCACACGGGCGTGAAGAATCTTTGCATCGTCACCGGATTTGGCCCGTCGATGAAACCTATGTTCAATCCGGGCGATCCAATCCTTGTTGATCTCGGTGTGAAAGTTGTAGATCACGAAGGTGCCTATTTCTTCCGCGTTGGAAACGAAGGCTACATAAAGCTGTTGCAGCGGATACCCGAATTCGATGGCCCTGGCTACCGTTTGCGCGCCATGTCGAAAAATCCAGACTACCCGCCTTTCGATATCTCACCAAATAATCCGTACTTCGAGGTGATTGGAAAGGTTCTCACTGTATGGCGCAGCGAGCAGTTCTGAAGATCTCAGGAATGTACGGTGGTGATTAGATATGAGATCAATAAGCAGCAGCGGCAGTGCAAGCGAGTTCGCTCCACACGTTTCCGCCTGGGCTGGATCAGATTCAGAGATCAACAGGGCGTGGATCTATGGCAGCCGCTGGTATGGGACGCATAGGCCAGACAGTGATCTGGATGTGGCTGTCGAGATAGATCCAAGAGCGTATTTTCCATATGGAATAATGTGGTATATATCACATTGCCTTGACGAAAAGAAAGCATCAATAAATAAGCGCTTCAGGTCTATTTTCCCTGGAATCCCGGTTCATTTAGAGCTGTACCATCGCCGCGACGGAGCGATTCCATACGCTGCCATTTGTGATGCTGGGATAAAACCAGTTTATAGGCGGCCTCGATCTGAGCGTCTCCCCGATACTTTTCGGGCAAGACCCCGTTTTCAATTTTGATGCGGAAGCATTTCCACCAGTTGCCTCTGTCTATGCTGACATCAATGCACTGATTCTTCGGCCTCGCTATCACCTTTACGGTCGCAGTACCTATCGTTGTGATCATTGCGCTCTTCCTATGCCCGCCATGAGCGGGCTTTTTTGCGTCCACCTGCCAGGCGCCTGCTGCTGCCGATTCGTCGGCGCAGGGTCAGTGTAGACCCGAACTACACTTTTTGTTTGCAACGCTACTAAACGCAATGTATAGTAGACCCCAGCAGCCCACACAGCGCATCAGCGCCAGGGGTGTTCTGGGGAACGGTGATCGGACCAGCCCCTCCGCGGGCAGGCGCGGATTCAAAACCTGCCGGTGCGAAGGCTAGTAGCGCTCTGCCCCTGGATGGGATCAGGCAACGCGAACGAGATATGGCGCCGCATGTATGCCGGACTTGAGCCGGCAGCAGGCGAGCTACCACTGCACTGCGAACCAGCCCCTGGGTCAAGAAAACGGGGGTGAGGCAAACAGGGTTGCCGAGAAAAGAAAAGCCCTGCGCGAAAGCGCTGACAGCTCGGAAAGAACGGGCGAAACAAAAGCGGCTTCCCAGAGAGGCCGTTTCTGTTTCCGCCACCACCACCACAGGAGAGACCACCGTGAATCACACCCTGGACAAGATCGCCATTGCGTCCGGCACCGCGCCCCAAATCGGCCAGCAGGACAGCGTGCCGAAAGGTATGGGCGCCCTTGCAGACTTCACTCCGAAAATTGCCCTGAGCGCCACAGCAACCGCCATGGCCGGCGCCAAGGAGCAGGTTGAGCAGGTGCAGGCCACGCTGCAGCGCCTGGGCAAACGCCTCGCGCCGGTGCTCGGCCCGGGTGTTGGGCAGACAGGCGGCGACAGTGGCCAGGGCAACCAGAAGGCGAATGCCGCGCCGCTGGTCTCCCAGATCGACGCGCTCACCCATGTGCTGCGTCTGGTGCAGACCGAGCTGCAGGACCTGGAGCGGCGCCTGGCGCTGTGATGGGGATGAAGGCGCCATCAGAACGCAAGGTTGACCGGCACGGATCTGGGCGAGAGCACATCAAGTCGGTGATCCGCTTCCCTCCGGAGATCTACGAGCCCCTGTGGAACTCGGCTCAGAACGAGGGCCGCAGCTTCAATGCGGAAATCCTGCACCGCCTTACCCAGACCCTGGGCGAGGACTTCGCTGCAGAGCAGCCAGCTGCGCAGCCGGTGCTGGCCGAGATGCGCGTGCAGACCGAGTATTTGCGCATGCTGGTGGAGCTGGCGCGCGACGCTGCCAATCCCGATTGAGCGGATTGACAGCGGTATCGAAACGTCCCGGCCACGTGCCGGGGCCATCACGAAGGCAGATTGCGAAGCGCTCGGGAGGCGTCCCGGCTGGACTCTGGTTCACCCAGACAAATTCGCTGCAGTCTGCCCCCGTGATGGCCAATCGTGACGGGTAGTTGCCCACCCGCAAGCGGTGAGAGTCCGCCAAACCGTTGTAGAGGGAAAGCCGGGGCGAATACGGCAGGCCATCTTCATTTTCTGGGGTGCTGCGCCGGTCCTTCGGCGCAGGTAAACGCGCGCGATGAGCGCGGCCCCGCCACTTTCAGCCGCGCGCGCACCGGAGATGGATGCAAGCGATTTGCGCGCACCACGCGGCTCCTTTTTCCAGCCGGGCCCTGGGGGACTATCTCCAACCCTCCCTGACTCCCCAGGCGTGCCTAAAGGCACCGGCTCTTTCCACTGGCCCGCAGCCTCACCGCTCCGGGCCTTTTTCATTGGCCTGCGGGCCGCAAGGAGGCTTCTATGAGCATGCCGACCGAAATTTCTCCCGATGGCCGCGAGATCTGGGAATGGGCAGGCTGCCTGTCCGACCGCGTGCACCGCATCCACGAAGCGCGGCAACTGCGCGAGAAAATTCGCGCCATCGAATCCCAGTGCGGCAGCTGCTCGAAGTGGATGAAAAGCGCTTGCCCGAGGGAAGTGCAAGACAACATCAAGGGCCATAAGGTCGGACCAAGCTCCCGAGACCTCAAATGCCAACAGTTCGAGGTCTCGCATTTGGATTTGAAACTGCTGGAAAGCACGAGAGCAAAGCTGGCTGAGGTTGACGCGCTGCTGAACGGAGGCGCTCAATGAATGCCCGCTCCGCATGCCTCGACTCCATCGCTGTGGACACCCACGTGCAGCAGCAGGGTGACGACGAGGCCGCCAGCGTCTACTGGTCTATCCAGGCTGATCGCGAGATCCGCACCGGCCTGCGTCTCAAGAAGCCCGCCGACTGGTTTGAGACCCGCATATCCGGCCCGCGCGGCGGCTGGTCGCCCGACGAGTTGCTGCTGCACGCCCTGGACTGCGACAACGAGCCCGTGCGCGGCGTGTTCTGCAGGCTGATGGTTGGCCAGGCCAGCGCCGCCGAGCTGCACACCGCGCTGGTGGACTTCGCGCTCGAGCACTGCAGCGAGGGCGTGGCCATCGCCCTGGAGCAGGAGGCCCGCAATGCTGCCTGACGCCGCAACTGTGGCCCGCCACCCTGCCCTGGCCGAGTTCCGGCTGATGGAGCTGGAGGCCCGCTGCGCAACTCTCGAAGCCGCGCTGCAGCGCCAGTTCGCAGCACCAATGCCGCCCGAGCACATCACGGACACAGACGTGGCCCGGGTATATCGACGGGTCTACGGAGGTCCACGATTCGGCAGCACGGAGCGCGAGTTTGCAGAGGAAATTGCGCGCCTGCGTGATGACCAGTGGAAGGCGTCCCTCGTCGGCGTACTCGCTCTCGCGTGCAACCCAACCCCAGAACCCGCCCCTCCCGGCGGGTTTCGCTTTTCAGGAGCCGCTGAAATGCAACGAGTGACCCCGGCCGAGCCCTTCAACCCAGACCCCGACGCCCGCTACCGCCGCACGCTGGCAGAGGCCTTCCCGTGCGATGCCCGGCAGGCGGTGGCCTTCTTCGACGTGTCGCGCCCGCCGCGCTACGGCCGCTGGCTTGCCCTGGTGCTGGGCCTGCTGGTGGTGCTGGCCATGGCCGGCTGCAGCCAGGCCGGCGCACAGGAGCCCCAGCCCATGCCCGAGGAGCAGCGCATTGCGCGCGCCGCGGCCCGGGCATGCCAAGGCCTCACCCCCGTCTGGCAAGACGACGGCTCGCACATCTGCCTAAAGGAGCGCCCGTGATCAATCTGGCCGAACTCACCGACACAGAGAAAGTCCCGCTCCTTCTCGAATGGCTTGAAGAAGCCGCACAGAAGCTGGACAGGGCCTGGCCCGCCGGCGGCAACCGCTACCTGAAATTCGTCAGGGAAATGCGCGGCGAACCTCTGGACCCCGAATGAACACCCTCTTCCACCTCTTCCTCTGGCTCGGCCTGAGCACCGTCTCGTTCGGCCTGGCCGCCCTCACTTCCGGCGCCTTCTGAGCGCCGTTTTCATTTCCACCACCGAGGTATTCATGAACAGCCTTGTCACCCA